AACGACTTCGGTCACTGAATTACCAGTAGTTTAACGCCTTCGGGCGCAGTGATCTCATGCTTCCGATTTAAGCTAGGTAGTTTACTGTCTTCGGACTGACCTGCAACGCACCCACAGGATTTTGTGAGTTGTAGTTTAATGCCTTCGGGCCGTGGTGTCTCAGAGGCCAAATGAGACGGGGAAGTTTAAAGTGGGGGGATTTAGAGTGTGAGTTGGTTGTGTTAGTTTAGAGGTACAGTTAGAAGGGGTGGTTCCCCTTTAGGATCTGATGATCCGTAATCCATCGCCATTATCTTGTTAAGCCAGGGTGCATGTAACACATAACCCACCTGCATGTTCTCCAAATCGCTCTTCATCATTTCCAAATCATGAAGATTTAGGGAATAACGAAGTGCTATTTGTTCCGCATCGCACCAACCAAGTTGGCGGCCAGTCATGAACTTTTGCATGTTTGTTACGTGTGCTACGCTCTCTACCTTAGAGTTTAGCGGTTGATTGTTTCGAAGTGCGTGGTTAAAGAAGTGATTTCCCGAGTGTACTAGACCGTTAACAATTGAGGTGTTGAAGTTTACTGCAGACTGTTCCCACCCAAGTTTCTTGTAGATGAAATCGCGTTTCTTCTTGCCATGGCACCTCACGGTAGGACCAAGGCATTGGAGCGCTTCCATCTCCCCAGCAGTGTTAAATGCTGGAAAGAACTTGAGAAAGTCCATTTGCTGTATTACTTTGCACGTTTCGTACTTTATTTTGAGTCCACCTTCAAGTGCCAGAGCTGTTAACTCTTTCACGAGGTCATCATCATTTAAAAGTACAAGTGCCCCAATGTTTTCGGCAATAGCCAAAGCGGGATTGATATTTGTTACAGTGTTGCTTACGGTTGTTAGGGTGGACCCAGATGGTTCGAATTCTTCTAAAGCGTGCAACCAAGTTTTTTGTTTGACTCGACGGTAGTTAGGGTGGGTGACCTTTAACGGCCAGAAGAATTGAGCACGCGTGACTGCGATCGCGTGTGCTACTATCTCTTCTGGTGTCATGTCTTCCACTGCTTGAAAACAACTGTCGACCAAACTCCGGTCACATGATTCAATGTCATTCTTGAGCCATTTGAGTCCATGTATCGTCCGAATAGCCATAAGGCCATCGTCCGAGAAAACATAAATTGTAGCTGTGTGTTCAGGGTTGTGAATGTCTGCAAAGACAGCACGAAGCGTATCCAAATCAGGTGAAGCTATAAATTGGATTCGTACATTGTTCAATATGTACGGAACACCTAAAGCTTGCTTTAAAATAGGCATTGCCCAGCCGCCTTGCATTGCAGCGACTGTTCCGGGTGATATGAATGTACGAGCATCCTTACCCTCCTTGCCATTTTCAAATTTGATTTCGACGTCTAGCTTTTGCTCTGAAGTCGTTGGACCGGATGGTCTTTGACCAGAGTTCACCTCTTCACGCATTGCTAAGCGCAAAGCGCGCTTGGCTGCTGAGTTTTCTGCCCAGTCATCTTTATGCATGGGTATAGTTTTCTTGTTGTAAAATAAGGTGGCAAGTCGCTTCTTCTCAGCGATAAACGCGCTCGCAGCTGGTCGCTGCCACGACTTCCTAAGTTTATTTCTAGCTACAACATGATTGATATACACACGCAGATCACTTCCCCCATTAACATCCAAGCAGCATGTTTGCCTGCTTAAACCAGATTCTAGGTTTGCCACTGTTTTATCATAGATAACAGCTGACGTTTCAAATGCTGGTCCAAACTGGTATGACGGCTCGAAATGAGTGTCAATGGGGGTGAAACCTAAGTCTCCTGTAAAATCAGTTTTCTTCTTTGAAAACCGTGACTTCGATTGTAAAAATTGTAAATTCTGTACTTTCCTCTTCACACTATTGGAACTACTTGGCATAACCCGACCAGGGTTGTAGATCCATTCGTGAACTCTTCTCCCAGGTCAGACACTAGTGACCATAGGTCTTGCTGGTAATTGCCTCAGATTTGCACTGAGCTCTTTACGCCACAATTCCTGTACGAAGTATCTGACGGTATCTTGAATATGATACGGCCCTAACACGCCATTGATGGATTCTATCTCCTCGAGCCATTCCCAGGGCAAATGAGGATATAGATTATTCCGGCGAGCTGCTTGCAATTCCTGTATGATGACATTTTCGACCATGCCTCTCCCGGATTGTGAATACATAGTGTTGCAAAGATGTTTGTATGTGATTAGATCAATTTCGACTGCCTCCATTACTGTCACTTCGTGAGCAGAAAAGAGGTGTGTGTCTGATGATATGCTCAACATGCTAGGCATCCTGACGCAACCAAATAACCATCTTATCAAATCCATTCTTGGAAAGAAGAATGTGAAGACAGCATAGATTGTACATATTACTAGGGGAGCGACTCTCTGATCTACTCCATACAGAATAAGCCCAAAATACATGGCGAGCAGCTGTGGCATGTAATACACTCCCAGTGATATTAGATAATATCCGAGAGAGACCAAGCCGACAGCTTGCAGCGTGCCTTTTTGTTTTGGTAGGGCGAGTTGGCGCTCGTAAAACCCATCGGGATGTTTACGAGTCTGACAAATTAGTGAAGACCAAACATTGTCTACTGGCATGTTGTAATAGACTTTTACCGTCTTGAGCACTGGCTGGATTGGTTCCTCAGTGTCGTCAATGGTTATGATTTCTATTTCAGACATGTCATCATGGGAATGTTGTGGTGGTGAGGACTCCACTGTAACGTTCACACGATCGACTGTGTTTAGTAGCTGCATCATCAAGTTTGTATGATTGCGCTGAGTGTTTCCCATGACACATGCATTATGGAGTATAGTTCCAAATCCAGCATCAGGTGCTACATCTATTGCGAAATCACCATGATGAGCCTCATCTGTTAATACAGAAATGGTGTCTGCCACGGTGTTCCAGACAGTCTCTGCACCTTCATCTAAGTCAGCTATCACTTGGTTCACTATTTCGTCTGCCCATAGCTCGACTGTCCTTGGAGGTGGCAATCCAGGAGGTGGAGCTAGAGGGGGTGGAATTATGGGTTGGGGGGGTATGATAGGAGTCGCTTGTTGCACTGGTGGCGGGGTAGGCGCTGGCACGGGGGCAAGTGGCTCCTTAACATTTCCTTCTGTTAATTCACTGCGGATCCGGGTTGGCTGCGGATCTTCAGTGAGATATTCTGTTGGGAAATGAATTCGGCGACACTTTGCACCACGTGTGCATTTTCCTACTGCGTCTTCACGACACATATCCGTAGCTGCAATTATAGTGTGTCTGTAAGGACAATCTTTTCTCTTGCAGTCTGGATTACCAGTAACTTGTTTGACAGCTTGACACAATGGCTTTCTAGGATCACTTTCATCCATGCCTCTGATGAGTATACGCTTTCTTTCGGCAGCGACAATCTTTCTGAGTTCGGAATCTAGGTCATCAGTGTTGCTCCAGCTACCATTGTTTCCGTTTAGCGTGTTGTACACTGGGTGTGCTTTGGCTACCTTGGGTGCCATTACGAAAACGTGATGGGATTCATAACCCGCAACAAATGCTAGACAGAAAATTATTGGCAACTGTAGGTTGTGAGGTAGGGTAACTATAACTGCGCAGCATATAACTACAAGCACAGCCAACCTTGTTCTCCTGGTGTAGTGCTCTACCATCGTGTCATCCATCATGGTCCAACTTCCATGGGTCCCACTTATCGACATTGTATACCATCTCCAAAGCATTGATAAGATGCCTACCAATGCGACTGCTGCTAAAAGGATTAGTCCAGTTGTCGTCCACATCCACCACTCATATTCAACTTGCATTGCATTTACCATCTTGATTGATGACATTGTCACTATCATTAGGGCATCTGCTGTACGAAACCTAAACCCACGATTGCGAACTGCCGTGTAGATTGATCTAAGAGCCGGGTTAGTGAAACCGCGTCTCTTGAGTTCTTCTCTATACAGCTCATTCGGGTAGTGAGCATAAAGTTGTGTAAGCTGAGCAAATTGCATGTCTCGTATGTAGTCGTACTGAGGTGTGTCAAGTCGTGCTTGTCTTAGCTGCCTGACCGAGCAACCATTTTCTAGTAAAAGATAACGGGTTGCTGGTCCATCAGACTGCTTATAACGTGCAAACTCTAGCTGGAGGGAGGTTAGCGGAAGACGAATGTCATCCGACGCTGTCCAACTACCAGCAGGACCATTTAGGTCCGACACTATTTCGTACTCATCATCATCAACAAAAAGTGGTGGAGCCTGGAAGGCATACCACTTAACGGTGACCGTGACGAGTTGCGCCTCAGCGAGACTTGGGGTATTTGTGAACGATGTAGAAAAATCGATCTCAATTTCAAGGTCTTCTTGAGTCAGGTTTGTTAACATCCCATACTTGATACCAGTTACTGTGGGAGCTGTACCTCCAAGGAGGCAGCCAACACTGGCTGTTACCGAGCATAGGGCTGTTTTCCATGATCCAAAGACTAAGTTGGCATATTGGATACCAGCTAGACCACCATCATTATCTCCTATATCAAAGAACTTCACCATGAAAGAGGTGAATGTCACACGTGTTACAGTACACGCAAAGTAGGAGTCACAGTATACTTTTGTTCCTATATAGGTCGGGTTGCCGACGCTATAAAAAGAACAAGAGGTCTCAAATGCTGTGAATCTTTGGTTGATGTATTCGATGTTAACGACAGAATCTAGTGCAGCAGGTACTGAAGTTACTTCTGCTGACGTTAGAAATGCGCTGGTGGCTGAAATTGTGTTCGTGACACTGAGTGTGTCACCTTCTAGAGCAGTCCCACTAATTAGTGGGGCTGATATTTCTGATACATTTACTGTGACGGATCCAACTAGTATTGAGTTTGCTGTTAAGTTGGTTACTGTTGCAGTACCTAAGTTAACAGTGGACATAGTTGTGTGACCAGTCACTGCAAGTGTACCCCCTATGGTGGCGTCGTTGACCACAGTGAGATTATCGTACACTCCTGGAGTGTATGTAGTGCTTGCACCCCCTAGGGAAGGTGAGTTGCGCGGATGAGCTAGAATCATCCGCTGCACTTCTCATTTAGAGACTGATTTCACAGCAGCTGTCATGGCACCTACTAATGTACCAGTGTTCAGCCCACCGACAAAACCAGCTGAGATAGCTTCTATTGCCTTATTTCCCATTTTGGTAGCCCAGGGGCTCGACCGCACTTTACTCTGTACCACTTCTTTGACTATTTCTTTGGTTGGACCAGTCGGTGAGGAAATTATCCTGCGATTGGTTTCAATGACTAGTTCTTCAGCGTGTGGTTCGAGTGCGTGTGTCGTTCCCTCGACTAGTGATCCAATGAGTTCAACTGTGATGGCCATTGTGAGAACGAAATTTGAACTTACTGACGTATCAGCAAAATCGAGTCTCAATACCAGAACTGCTCCTCCCTCTGCACTAGATGCATAGAGATTGTTGGCTTGGGATAGCCGGTAAGTATCATCAGTCCCACCTTGTCCTGCAGTTTCCTGTCTTGTAATGTAACGGGCTTCATCTTTTACGATGGGGCCTGCTGTAAACAGGATTGGCTTAGTTTTCACATTAGCCATGTGTGCATTTTGAGTAGTGAATATCGTACCAGGGGAGTTTTCATTGACATTTGCATGTCTATCGTCACCATACCAAAACATGGTTCCTCCTCGATTCTGTTCCGTTCCATTGTACTCAACTTCGAGACTGAAGTGATTTATCTTACCGTATGCCTTGGGAGCAACTTGTGAGTTGTCTGTTGCATAATCCGTGTCCGGGTGTGGCAGGTCACCAAAAACGATTTTCTTCCATTTCGCATAGCCTAATCCATTGTTTGGGTCTGCAGTGGCATCAGCGTCAGCACAAACGAATGCGGTGACGTCTTTGTCATTGAGGGCGTTAACAAGTGGATCATCAAGTGACATGAGAACCTGATTTTTGTTGTTGGCAACAGTTGGGCAAATTAGGATGTAAATTGAATTACATGTGGTGTATGCTATCGTCTCTCTAACGACGATGGTATGGACGTCTGAAGGAGTGGCATCATTGCCAAGTGATGTGTTTATGGTTTTGTTAAATCCACTAACACAATTATGTAAACAACATTTCCCGCAGTTACCAACGTCCAAGAGAACGCTTTCGGGTACTTGCAGAGTTTGAGATGCCATTTTCTTAGTCAATTGAGATATTTGACCTTCTTGTTTCTTCACTTGGTTCTTTAAAGCATTGAGCTCTGCACGTGCAGTCTTCCCATTTTCGTGGTCATCGGTGTTAGTCCAGCTGCCATTGTTACCATTGAGTGGTGTTGTGGCTGCGTGAATTTTACCGACAGTTTCGACTGCTGGTGTTTGGTTGAGTCCCGTAAAAACAGTTGGGGCAACTGCTTTACTTGTGCTTTCGATAGCAACCTTCGTCCTTTCACCTGTCTTGACTTTGTCGGGGTCATACAGGTTAATACCTTCCGCAACAAACATAACATGAACCACACCAGTACGAAAATTACGACGTATGGTGTTTACAATGGCTTTTGTTACAAGTCTGTTCATCGTGGTAACGAGCTGTACGAACTCGTCCACGGTGTATGTCATTGTTATGGCATTAGCTACTAAAAAGTTTTCTTGAAATAACGCGTCTTCCAATGAGGGGACACCTGAGTTGCGAATTTCATGACTAAATGCAGCTTTCAGAAACAAGACTAGCATCTTGACAGCGACCTTTTGGAGAAGCACATATCCTGGGGTTCCTCGTGATAGCACGTAGCCATGTTCGGAACTCAGTAATATACGTCTTAGATACGCAGCAAAGTCATAAATGTACCTATCTGCTTTGTATCGTTCTTTCCCATTGAGTGGTGTTCCTTTACCACGGCGCACCTTGGGCGGTCCGGATAAGATCTTGCCACCTATTGACGGTCTTTCGCTTGTCACGTGAGTTTTAGTCTCACCAGCCTTGTTTTTCCCGTAGCCACCTCCAACGGTGCTTGCGGAACCAATTTGTTTGACATTAGTTTTCTTTTGTTTATTATATGAAACTTTTGATCCAGTGTGAAGGGATTTTTCTTTTATTCCCTTCGGCATTGTTATAATTAATGTATTGTACTCTTATAAAAATTGGATTCTTTCGATGATTACCCACGGGGTATCTTGGGAACTTTTTCCCAATCGCTAAACAAATTCACCTTTCGGTGTGGAATGATTAGCGTGTATTTCCTTTAGCTTTAGGTCCAAGGGACCTAATAAGGGCTTCACCCCAATGGCACGTCAAAAGACTAAGAAAACAAC